CCCCTGAGGCCGCCTGTGAGCGCCTCTCAGCGACGCTGGCCAATTCGAGGCCCCATCCTCAATGCTTTCGCCATCGCCCGCGAGAGGGCGCCTCCGAAGCGCTGACGCACGAAGGCCCGACCATAGCGGTGGAAGTGGAAGCGCGGCCGGTAGGAAACGGAATTCTTGTATCGAAACATGAGCCGGGTGGTGGTGTTCTTCCCGCGCCCTTGGTTCTGCCAGATGCCAGCCGTCTCATCGATCTTGCCGGAGAAGCCACGCTTGCTCTGCGCGATGCGCTTGGCCACGTTGCGCCCCTTGGGGTTGCCGTAGGGATTGCGCGGGACGTGCTTGGTCGGAATCACGATGGCTCGGCCCTTGGTGTTCTGGCCCGGCACACGGGTGCCGCCCTCGACTTGGAAGCTCATGTATTTGTTCCGGTCCTGATTCTCACCGGGCAGGCCCTTCGAGCCGGCAATGTAGACCATAGCCTTCAGCGTGTTCTTTTTCGCCTGCACCACGCGGAAGCCCTTGAGCGTCCACGGCGTGGGGTTGTCGAGATCATCTTGCGCCTTCCGCTGGAGGTGGGTGCGCAGCCCGAAGGCCACGTCATTCAAAGCCACCGTTGTGGCAAAGGGAATCTGTTTCTTTTGTATATCATCGAGATTGCGTTGCAATTGTTTTAAATCATGTTTAACGCTTATTTGCATTATTTATTCCCTCCCCAATTATTATTATGCACAGCGCTCGGCATAAACACCTTCGGCCGCACGGGCCGCACCCCAGCTGGCCACTGCTCGAACCACTTGCGTTCATATATGTAAACAAGCATTAGCGCCTCCAATTAAAAATGCCCCGACGGGAGCAACGGGCGAGGAACACCCGCCGAGGCGAAACAGGTGCCCCGGTATCGACGGGGCCACTCGGCGACCATCTCCAGCGGGGGAGAGGGGAACGCTGGAGGGTCTGCCCCTAAAGCATACCATGGAAAGAATTTTAGCCACGTCGGGGGGAACAACTGGAACACCCCTTAGGGGTGTGTTCCGTTCCGTTCCCCTATTCCTCCGTTTTGTCCACAGACCAATCGTTCCTTTTGTTCCGTTCTGTTCCTTTTGTTCCATTCTTGCTCCGACCCACGAGCATCGACGACGCCATGGCCTTGTCCACAATGATGAAGCCATTGGCCGCCTCTTCCACCATGCCTGCGTCATATAATAAGCCAATGAGTTTCTTCTTCTGACCCTTCTGCACATACTTCTCCGCCGAGCCTTCTTTTAAGCTTTGGTTATTAATTAAGAAAGATAATAAAGCGCTGCGCGTTATATATGGCTTGTCATCGTGCAGCTCCTCCCCAGTGCTCCGCCAAGCGTCGCCGATCTGCTTGATGGCGTTGCTCAAAGCCCTCGACTGGCTATCGCCATCCTCCTCGCCATCGCACTCAGTTATAAATGGAACGGCACTGCTTATTTGTTCCCCTTCATCATCAAACCATCCCGGTATATTGACGCCCTTGAGCTCAACGCAAACGTGCGGCGCGAGCTCCGCATCCTTGCTCTTGCGCTGGATCACCTTGATGGCTCCCCCCTTCTTCTTCGGTGGAGCCACGCTGATCTCGATGTCGAGGGCACCACGCCATGCGGACGACCCACGGGCTCGGTGCTGCGCCTCCTCGCTGTTACCGGTGTGGTGCACGAGCAGGACCGTGGCATTGAAGTGGGTGATGAGGCCATCGCAGGCGTCAATGAAGGTTTTGGCATCGGCCGCGCTGTTTTCATCCCCTTCCATGTGCCGGTGCACCGTGTCCACGGCGATCACGTCGGGAATGAAGCCAAGGGCCTCAACCGACTCGATGACCCGGCGCATCCCATCCGGCCGGTTCAGGTCGATGGCATCGGTGGAGAGGTAGAAGTCGACATCGGCCACTTGGTGGTGATGCTTCCACGCGGCGATGCGTGCTCGAAGGCCAGCATGGCCCTCTCCGGCCAGATAGAGCACCGTGCCCTTCTTGACCTTGAGCCCAGCCCATTCGGGCTCTCCGGCGGCAATGTGCAGGAGCCAATCCAGCACCACGAAGGTCTTGCCACCACCACTGGGTCCGTGGACCATCATGAGCGCCTGCTTCTGCACCCACGCCTTGACCCACCAGTTGATCGCGGCGGGCTGAGCGCTGAAGTCGTCGGCTTTGACGATCCAGTCATTGGCTGGCGGAGGGAGAGACTTGGCAAGCAGCGCCTCCGCCACCTGCGAGCCGAGCGCCACATCGGCTGCCGTGTCCTCCTCTGGCGCATAGCGAGCCACGGATCGAGCAATGCGCGCCACCTCAGAGGCCGGCAAGGGTGGGTCGCAGCGCGTCTCGTTTGATACCTCAAGGGCTGCCAGTATTTCCCGCTCCCCAAGCCCGTGCCGGCGCATGGCCCCAGCCATTGCGGTGAGCCCATCATTGCGATTTCCCTTGATGAGCTCGGCATCGGTGCTGATCTTCTTTTTAGACCTGTTCAGGTATTGATCGAGCCATGGCTGGGGAATGCGGAAGGGCGCGACGCCTTCGAGGGGATCGTCCGATCCCTCCCACTCATAGCGCTTGCCGTTGATCGTCGACGGGTAGGCCACGAAGTATTTGCCGTCGGAGAGGAGGTCCACCCCCTGCTCCAGCTTGCAGGACGTGATCGCGGGATCGTAAAGGGCGAGGTAATGGTAGCCACCCCCTGCCGTCAGCTGCGTGGCTCCGTCCTCGTGAGGGCCCGCCAGCTTCTTCCAATCGTCCCAGCCATCGAGCCCACCGTTGCGTGGGTCGACGTCGAAGACGACGAGGCCGGACTCCTTCCCGGCGGCGATGCCGACGTTGTAGGTCGGATTCTCTCCCCACCAGCGCTTGATCTGCTCGGCGTCAGTGGTCGCATCGTGCACGCCGTGGGCCGTTGCCGGCACCTTCCGATTGGGCACAAGCGGCAGCACGGGCCAGCCCATGGCGGCATAGCGCAGGGCGGTCTTGAGTGTCAGTGGTTCAAGCTGTTGCACGTTTGATGACGTCATCGCGGTCTGCCTTTAGCTCCCCATTGGTAATCACCTCAAGCTCAAATTGCCGAGCCATTGGCGGCCTATCCCCCCAGCGGCCGATTGCGTGCGGCCATACGTCGAGCGCTCGGGCGAGCGCCTTTTTGCCACCGAAGTGCTGGATGGCTTCCATCGTAGTCATGTCTTCGATCCCTTCCGTGTTGATGTTGGGTGTTGACACGATACAGCGTTTGGGCTTAGGGTTTCAACACCCCAACCGGCAAAGGTGCCAACCGGGGACAATCAGAGGAGGCCACCATGGCCATTTCATTGAAAAGAACGGGCGACGTGTCTGCCCTCAACGTGCGGCTGCTTGTGTACGGCGCAGCTGGCGCGGGGAAGACTTCACTCATTCCCACCCTACCATCGCCCCTCGTGCTTAGCGCAGAAGGCGGCCTGCTTTCGATCAAAGGCGCTGACGTGCCCTTCATCGAGATCAAGTCGATGGATGATCTCAAGGAAGCCTACCAATGGCTCACGGAGTCGGAGGAGGCCGCGCAGTTTAAATCGGTTGCCCTCGACTCCATCAGCGAGATCGCGGAGGTCGTGCTCACGGCGGAGAAGGCGACCGCCAAAGACCCACGGCAAGCCTACGGGGCGCTTCAAGATCAGATGCAGATGATCATTCGGGCCTTCCGTGACCTGCCCGGCAAGCACGTCTACTTTAGCGCCAAGATGGAGAAGGCCCAAGACGAGACGGGCCGCATTCTCTACGCCCCCTCCATGCCGGGGAACAAGCTGGCCCAGCAGCTGCCCTATTTCTTCGACGAGGTGCTCGCGCTCCGGGTCGAGAAAGACGCAGAAGGTGTGCCCCAGCGCGCCCTCATGTGCGCATCGGATGGCCTCTGGTCCGCCAAGGATCGCTCGGGGCGGCTCGATGCGTGGGAAGGCCCTGACCTTGGGGCCCTCATCAACAAGATTATGGGGGAGTCGTGATGCCAAGAGGCAGACCGAGGAAGGTTGCGGTCGATCCGGTCAACCAGCCGCCGCACTACAAAACCGGCGGCATCGAGTGCATCGACGCCATGGTGCAGGTGTTCGGGGAGGATGCCGTGCGGACCTATGCGCGCATCAATGCCTTCAAGTACCAATGGCGCGCTCCGTACAAAGGCAAGACCGCCGAAGACTATGAAAAGGCCCTTTGGTATCTGCGCTTCGCAGCTGGGGATGACCCCCGCAAGGATCGGCCCAATGAGTGATCGCAACGCGTTCGCAGCGTTTGCTATGCAGGCGCTGATCAAGCACCAGCCCGAGCTCGTAAATAGTGGCGTGCATGATGACCACCAACTGGGCCTGATTGCATGGCAGGCGTTTCGCATCGCTGACGCCATGGTCAAGGAAGGCCGGGTGCAGGAGGTGAAGCATGGCGATGCTTGAGCGCACCCCTACGCTGGCGGAGCTCATCGGCTTCTGGCAGGAGGCGAAGCAGTCCGAGAAGGCGTGGCAGGACCGACGCCGCCTCATCGAGGACGAGATCGCCCAGCACCTTGAGCTGACTGACATGGATGGCGTGCAGACGATCAAGACCGACGCCCACGTCATGAAGGTCACGCAACGGCTCAACCGACGCATCGACACCGATGCGCTGCAAGAGCTCGCGGCGGAGCACGGGCTGCAAGCCCACCTCGCCGACCTATTCCGTTGGAAGCCGGAGCTCAATCTCCGCCAGTGGAATGATGCCGATGAAGGCATCCGCAAGGCCCTCGAAGGGGCAATCACCACCAAGCCCGGGCGGCCCTCGTTCGCCCTTGCAAACCCAAACGAAAAGGAGCAGTAAAAATGGCACAACTTGGCCAAGTGTTCAGCGCCTCCGAGGCGCCTGCAAGCAATGATTACTCGCCGCTTCCGGCGGGCTGGTACAACGTCCGCATCACCGAGGCGGAGCTCAAGGACACCAAAGCCGGCACCGGCAACTATGTCAAAGTCCGCTATGACGTGACCAGCGGCGACCACGCCGGCCGGGTCATCTTCGGCATGATCACGGTGCGCAACCCCAACGCCAAGGCGGAGGAGATCGGGCGGAGCCAGCTGGCAAAGCTCATCCGATCCATCGGGCTGGAGGAAGTGTCCGACACGGACCAGCTCATCGGCGGTGAGATGCTCGTCAAGGTCACCATCCGCCAGTCGGAGGAGTATGGCGACTCCAATGAGGTGAAGGATTGGAAGGCGCAGAGCACGGCGTCGATCCCGAAGCCGAGCAGCCCTCCGCCAGCACCGACCGGCGGCCTACCTTGGAGCAAGTGATGGCCACCTTGCCTCAACCGATCAACACCCTCGCGGCGTTGATTGATCAGCACCATGAGGCAGTCAGCGAGCGCCCCCGATTCCACATGGGGGCGTCAGCTCTCGGCCACCACTGCGACCGCTGGCTCTGGCTCAACTTCCGATGGGTGGTCGTGCAGGA